TTTGTTGGTTCTAGAAGTGAAAGTAATGACCGTAGTAAGCGTCTATTCGGCTATAAATTAACAGTAGAAACAAAAAGATTCGCATTAACACTCCCTTAGTAAGTTTGTAAAGGAAAGGAGAGAGATAACATGTCAGCAGAAGATATATTTTTAGGAAGCCAAGCCAGTTTAACCATGATTCCCGAAGTGGATTTGTATATACCATTAGACCACTCAAGTAGTACAACAACTACATTAAGAGCGCATGATGATTGGGAAGCACATTTTTTAATGGTTACTAATTTATACACAGGTTGTATAATTGAATTATATGACGCTAGTGGCGCAACAACTGTTATTTCTACTCATACTGTTACTTCAAATACCGAAAAAGATTTAATTATAAGTCCTGCACATTCTCATACTTTAGCAGATGGTGATTTTATTCATGTTAGGGGATATGGTGCGCCTTGTGTTGGAGAAAAAAATTCAACAGTTAAAAGGTTAAATGCCGACAATTGGATTGGGCTTCTTGAAACTTCTTCTTTTCCTAATTTAGAAGTAGAAATGAAACAATTAAATCTTTCTCTTGGTGGTTCCCGAAACTTTACCCACCAATACAAAGGTATTGAAACTGCATCCGGTGGAAACTTAGCACTGATTTCAAATCATGGTGCTTTCTTATATTATGCTTTAGGAAAATGCACACAAATTGTAGCCACTTTTGAGGCACAACCCGCAACTGATTTATTAAACGGTCATGGTGCATTAAGTAACGCCGATGATAGAAGGTATGTTTATCTTGATACTACTAATGGTGGTGCAGAAACAGGAACAATTACTTCAAGTGAATTTTTAGAACAAGGCCCAATTTTCTATAAAACTTCTAGAGGCTCAAATACTTTAACTCCGCCTTTACTTCATGGATTCGATGTAGCATCAAATACAGAACTTTTACAAAGGCCAACATCAACTGCCACAGCAGTAACAAATCCAATTACTTATACTTTTGGTGAAGCAAATGGGGAAAAACTACCCTCTTTTGCTTTGGAACAAACAATGGCTAAATCTACCACATTGACTACTAATACTGCAAGTGCTTCCGAAGATACTACTTTTGTTCGTATTGCTAGAGGAAACCGTGTCAATACTTTAACAATGACCGCTAATGAAAATGAAGAAGTTAAAATGACTTTGGATTTAAATACAAGAGCAGTTCATTCTTTAGACCAAGATGAATCTTATGAAGCAAGAGGCGGTATTTCTGACAATCGCCAATTGTTTAATTTTGAACATGCTAATGATACTAGTGCAACAGACAGCGATGCTGAATTTTTAGAACCTTTCTTCTTTTCAAGTGGTTTATTTAGTGTTTTTGGACAACAGTTCTTGAAAGTCACAAACTTAACTCTTACTATTAACAATAACTTACAGGATAAAAGATTTATTGGTGTAGGTAATAAGTCAATAAAAGAAGGTATTCCTGCACAAAGAACTTATGAAGTTGCTTTTACTGCTATGGTTACTGATGATAAGTTATTTGAACAATTATTAAACCAAACAGAAGTAGATGATACCGCTTCAACTTTGCTTACTTTACAATTTGATAAGGCAAATGGTGAACAAATTCTTATTAAGTTGCAAGATTATTACTTAAGTTCTGCTAACTTTACTATTCCTGATGATAAAGGGCCAATTACAGTAGAAGGAACTGTAATGCCAAGAACATTAAATTCATGCACAGTTAAAACACATTGGGTTTTACAGGGGTGATTATATGGTTTCAAAGAGCGAAAAAGGAATTTTGATTCAAGAAAGATTAAAAGCGGCTTCTAAAAAGAAACCGGCTAAGAAAGATACTCCGAAGGTGACTCCAAAAAAGGATTCTAAATTAGAGTAATCATATTCCACCAACACACCGTTTGTTTGTTTGTTGGTTTTTGAAGGTGGATAATATGTTAAACAGTAAAAAAATTGTTAAAGAAAAGAGTGCTTTATTTGCACTTGTAGAAGCGAAGGAACACTATGTTAAAGTGTCTCCCGAATCAGATGAATATTTAAAAGTCTGGATTAAGGAACCTACTTGGCTAGAAGCCGAAAAAGCCCTTAATGCAGTTATGAAGATAGACCAAAGAACTCAATCTTTTGATATTGATTTACAGGCCATGTATAGATACATGGTTGAAAACTTTATTGAAAAGACTGAGCCATCACTTTCAACTCTCGACATGCTACGATTAAGCCCATATGTCGGTAATCAATTAAAAGAAATCCTGCCTAATCCAATGGCTATGATGCAGGAGGATGAAGTAAAAAAGGAAGAATAAGGGATTGTATGAGAGGGAAGGATTCTTCTCCTGATATAATGTCCTTAATCACCGTTTATACTTTATCTAAAGCCTTAGCGATAAGCCCCTTAGAAGTTTATAAAATGCCAGTAAATTTAGTAAAAGACCTATTACAAGTTCATATGACTTTTGAAACTATAAAATCAGAAGAAATGGAAAAAATGCAAAAAGAAATGGAGCGTAAGAGTAGGAGTAGGTAAAATGGTTAATGATGTTATTAATTCTTTAGAAACTCTTAGAACTGGAACAATTAGCGCAGGTATTGAGTTTAAGGGATTAACCAAGACTCTTACTTCTGCGGCGGCTAGTACAGAAGGCGCAGGAAAGGCTTGGACTACATTTAGTCGTTTAGTCTCCGGTACTCCTTTATGGAGTACACAAAATAAAATAAGAGCATATCTTTCTATTTTGGCTGGTTTTGAAACTCGGTCAAAAGCAAATATGAAAGCCCAATCTGAGGCAGCAAAGTCACTTTTAGATAAAATAAAAGGCTATGAGAAATTAAATGAAGTAATGGTAGAAATTAATGACAGTCAATATGAATTAATTAAAGGAACAAAAAAATTGGCTGACACCGACCAAAAAGCATTAGTATTTTCGGAAGCATATCAAAGTGTATTTCAAGCCACTGGTGATAGAGAAAAATCTATGTTAAGAGCGATAAAATTTATGAAGAATCGCAACTCTTTATTAGACGAAGAAAAATTACAGATACAAAAAACTGCTAAAATTCAATATGCTTTTGACAAGAATAGAATAAAAGATGCTGTACTGTTAGCAAAAATGAAAGCAAAGAATGAAGGAAAGGGAGATTTTCGTAGAGTAGGTGCAGCATTAGCAGCAGATATTAAAGAAAGATTTGCTCAAAAAAGAGACCAATTAAAAGCAGGTAGAGCAGTAAGAAAGGATGCTGCAAGAGCAAATGCAAAGGGAGTTACTGATAATTTAAAAAGTGCTAAAATGTTATTGTTTCCTCTTTTAGGAATAACTAAAACAGTTAAGTTATTTTATGCTGGATTTAATCCTTTTTCAAAAGATGCAATAGCGTTTAGAATGAAAATGAGAAAATTTACTATGAAACTACAGCCTCTTATGTCAATGCTATTTAAATATTTAATTCTTGGAATGGTTGCTATAGTAGCAATATTTATTATAGTTAAATTCTTAGAAAGATATTTTAAAATATTGAAAGAGTTTGGGGTGATAGACGACATAAAGGAGTTAGGCTTAATGGTCTTCGATTTCTTAAAAGTTGGTTGGAAAATGGTTTCTGCTTTTATCAACGGTGATTATACAAAAGCCTTAGACTATGCTGGAAAATTTGTAGACAAAGGGATTCAAGTTCTTAAGAAAACTGGAAGAATACTTTTAGAAGCAGGTTTCTTAGCGTTAGTAGCCGGATTTGATTTGCTTATGGATGCTGTCTATAAATTCTACAAAGACCCTGACTTTAGAAGAAAAGTTACTAGTATTATAATGAAAGTAGCATTAGTAGTAGTGGCTTTAATTGTTGTCCAATTTTTAATTGGATTAGCGTTGTCAATTGCTGCTACTTTTGCATTACCTGTTCTTATTGGAGTTGCTGTTCTAGCGGCTTTATTTAGTGTAGCGTATTGGTTAAATGATAACTTTGATGAAAAATTTCAACATATAGAGGATTATATAAATGATTTCCTTGCTGGAATACAACATTACTTTACTACATTGTATAATGATGCTATAAATTTCTTAATAAAAACAAAGAATGATATTATTTTTGGTTTTACTGAGTTCTTTGCAGAACTTAAAAACTCATTTAGTATAGAAGTAAGAAAAGAACAACTACTTACTTCTATTAAAAATGCGGGTGGAAAATTGATAGGTTTGTCCGTTCAAATAAGAGATTTCTTAAATCCAGTAAAAAAGATAAAAGGTGGTTATAACTCAATAAAAGATAGTCTAAAAGAAGAAGGAGTATTTGGAACCATAAAAGGAAAGTTTGCTAATGGCGGTACTTCTCATGGTGGCTTATCATTAGTAGGAGAAAGAGGGCCTGAACTTTTAAATTTAAATGCTGGTTCAAGGGTGTATTCTAATTCCCAATCTAAAAGAATGGTTGGTGGAGATACTAATGTTTTTAATATCACTATCAATGCTAAAGATACTTCCGATGCCGAAATGAGAAGAGTTGCAGAACAATTAGGTAAAATGATTGGCAATAAAATAAATAGAAGAGTTCCTTTCGGTAATTTAATTTGAGGTGAAAAAATGACTTATGTATATCTTAAAACCCAAAATTTTACTGGTACTGATTTAACAGTAGATACAATACCTTTAGATGTAAGCACCGTAGGAATAAGTGTAACTAAAACACAACCTGCATTACCTGTTCCTTTTACGACATTTTTTACTGGTGAATCTGAACAAGTTGCTTTAGATATAGGGGTTGCAAATAAAACAATTTCTCTTAGTGGTTTTATTAGCGATACAGTTATTAAAAAAACTATTGCCGGAGTAGCAACATCAAGAACATTTACTGCCCATGAAGTTGCACAAATGATTGCTTCCGGTGTTGACGCTACAAGTTTTGCAAGAAACCAAGCCTTCTCCGAATTGCTAATATTAATGCCTTCTTTTGTAGGAAATGACTATGCTACTAGGAGTGGAGTCGATGTTAATGATAGAAGTACGGGAGTTTTAGTACCGCTAACATTTCATTCAAGAGGTTCTGCAAATACTCTTGAAAATGAATTAGTTCCTATTCCTTTAGAAGGATTTCCTGAAACTTCAACCGATACTGGTTTGCTTGGGTTTGTTCGTAGTTTCACTTGTAATTTTGAAGCAGAATCACATGACCTTTCTTTCTCATTAGAATTTGAATTAGCAAGAGTCTTTCCTTGAGGTGTTATTTTGTATAAAATTTTAACTGGAAAACAAAGGGGTTTGGTTTTTCCCGTTATGTGTAATGGTCATTTAAAGATTGATTATAGCGATAATGTTCCCAACTCTACATATGATTTGGGATATGGTTTATTTTCGCACGAAGATTCTTTCACACTTGAAACTGTTTTGACTCCATTTGATGTAAATGGTGATGGACAAGCAACTAAGTCAGCAGAATTTGGTGGAAAGGATAGGCCCAGTGAAATAATTGATGATACTTGTGATTATACAACAAGTGCTAGAACTATCATTGATATGGATTCAACTGCTAAATTAAAGGTGGGTATGAGAGTTGTGAACAATTCAGATTTTGGAGAAGAAACTTTTATTAGTGAAATAACAAGTGCTACAAGAATAACAATTTCTAGGGATAGCATTACAAGTAGTAATAGAACAAACGCAAGAGTTTATTTTGTTACTCCATCATCACATAAAATTATGCCTTCTCCACCAACTTCTTCTCTAGATGGAACTTCTTCTGCGCCAACCCAAACAGATTATCAATCTTCAAAATATTTAACAAACGCAGCAAGAATAACACACGAAATGATGGTGTTTAATAGTTCGGGATTAAGTCTTTCATTATTAAATAATACAAGCACCAATGTTAATCAACCTGCGGAATATAAATTAAAAGTAGCAATAACAATTGGAACAACCACGACAACCTTAACAAGTAATAATATAATTACTGCTAATAGTGGTAGGCAATTTTTCTATAATGATGCTAGTGATAAAGTAGGTTTCGATTCTAACGGTTTATTACAATATAAAAAAATTGCTACTTTTGATAATTTTAATGGTAGTGATGCACATAGTCCTTTAGTAAATCAAATTAGTAGTGGTGGAACAGCCATAGTTTCAGTCGGTGAAGTTGTTTATGTCAAAGATGGCTTTGACTTCGTTTCCTTGGGCCGTGTTACTGCTGTTAATGCAAGTAGTTTAGGGGTCACAGGTGGCTCGCATACTGCTTCTATTAGTAGTACGACAACTGACTTATACCTCCCGATTGAGAGAGATGCAGCATACATAAACCAACAGTTTCACATAGGTTGTTCTTTCAACTCTTCAAATAAAAGCATAGAATTATTTTTAAATGGTAAAAAATTAAAACTATTTGATTCCGGCGGTAGCCAAACGAATGCAATTTCTGGAACAGGAACCTTCTCCTTTGGAGCAAGTGATATTTATATTGGAGCAACAGGTGGTTCTGTTGGGGCAGGTAGTTCTACTACAAATAAACAATTTATGGGAATTTTACATGAATTGTCTGTTGTAAATAAACCAAGAAAATCATTCAGCATTAGAAATTTATTACCTAATTATGACGATACTTTACTTTATCTAAGATTTGAGGAGATAGACATATGACAATAGTTGCCATTTCTAAAAATCCATCTGTTTTAACTTTATCTTGTACTACTGGTGGTAATACAACTTTAACTTTAGCGAACACTACTGTATTTAATCAAGTTTATCGTGGTATGTTTGTTACTGGCGATGGTATTCCTTCTTTAACAACGATTACCGCCAAATCAACTGACGGTTCAAGACAAGTAACATTAAGTGCTTCTGCAACAGATTCAACTACTGCGGATAGAACCTTTGAAGAAGTCGCCTATAATTGTCCAACTAACCCTAAACTTAAAGTTACTACTGCTTCTACTTTAAAACAAAACTTTACCGCTATTTATCCTAATGTACTAACTGATAGTGGAAATGATATTCCCTCATCTACAAGAACTTTTACTGCTTTAGGAGTTACTTCTTTAAATAGTGCGACTACCGCAAATGAAAGTACATCAGTCACAGTTAGTTCAACTAGTGGCTTATTTGTAGGGCAATCAATACAAAGCACAGACCTTAGTTTTCCTGATAATACGGTTATAAACTTCATTACTAATTCTACTAATATTGTTGTGAGTAACCCTGCTACTTCTACCGGCACTAAAAACTTAAGGCTTGGACAACAAATGTCTAATTTGGAAACAACTAGTGGTTTTAGGATAAAGTGCCATGATAATAACAATAGCACTGGTTTTGCTTTTAGTCCAACTCAAATAGGGCATGTTGAAAATATTACCGATAATTATTACTTTGTTTTAATTCACTCCGATGATTATAAAAAACACCACTTTGCTAGAATTACTGAAATTCATAGCGATGATTCAACTGGTGACTCTTTTGACTTTGAGCCAAAATTAGGTAATGAAATTCCTATTGGTACTAAGTTCAAACTTTATTCTTTTCCTATACCTACTTTTAATCATCCACATGCAATTTCGGCAGGAATAAGTCCTTCCTTAAGTGACTCTTTAATATGCTCAAGACCTTTATTTTACTTTTTTGACGAATACTTAGATAAGAAAGGAGAACTGAATCACAACGAAAAATACGGTATTAAATTCAATACTGGTTTGGAATCTACTATAATAGACGAAAGAAGTTTTTTTACTACTATTCCTGAGTTCGGTACTAGCGTTGTAGATATTAGTAAGTTTTCTATGAATGTGCAATTGGTTGATAAGTTAAAAGAACAAGATGACCCATTAGTACATACTAGTAACGAAGGAGTTACTAATACTGCATTTAACCCCTTTGATAGAGATTCTTGTTTTGTAAATGCTAGAAGGGATTCCGAAGGAGAAGACGATGAATCACATGGAGCCCAATATGGAAATCATAGCGGTGGTGCAGACTACACTGGGCCAAAAAGATATTTACACTATGACTTTTCTCCGACAATATCTAATTCAACAGAAAACACAATTGATTGTTTTATAGAAGAATCAATAGGGGCTAGGGGTGGATATGGTGAAGTTAAAATTGTCGATAGTTCTAGAATGTTATCTTCTAAAATACCGGAGTTTTCACCAATAAGAATAAGACACCAAGTACATCGAGCAAATTTCTTTGATTGGATTGCTTTACCCGTTAAGGTTACAGCAGTAAGTTCTCATCCAGAATATACAATTAAAACTGATTTTGATATTTCTTCTTTTATAAATGTTGGAGATGAAGTAAGAGTAGGGGAAAGAATATTAATTGTTAAAACCATAGATTCATTTTCTACATTTTCACAAGATATAACCTTTGAAGACTTTACAAGACTAGAAACAGAATCCGCATTCACAACTACCACATATGCTCTTACAGAAAATGATGTTATTTATAGAAGAGCATATAATCAAACAGATAAAACACTATTAACAGATTATCCAATAATAGATAATCGTAGTTCTGTTTTATATGTTGTTTTAGGTAATTCTAAATTAGAGTCACTTGAAGCAACTGTAACTTCCTCCGATGCTAAAAAGAAATTATTAACTCTTGATTTTAATAATTCTTCGTATAGTTTAACTAATCAATTAATTTATGCATCGGGTAATTATACAATTGAAATAGAAAGATTAAACGGTGAAATAGAAAGCATAGAAAACTCAATAGAAAATGGAACTAACTTAATGACAATTGTTGCTAACAGCCAATCTAGAAAATTAATTTCAAATATAATTGATAAAAATACTTTATTTTCAAAAGATATGATTTATTCTAGTGATAGTCCATACAATAAATTAACTACTCTCTTAGATGATTCGGATAATGGAGTACAGGCGGCAATTACTTATGATTTAGGAAGTAAAACTATTGCTTTAAAAACAGCAGCAGATATCTCAGTAGCAGCAACAGTTTCAATATCGGCTGGAACATCTTTATTTGGCGAATATAATAATGGAATGATGAGTTATATTGGTAGAACCACTACCGCTACATCAGGTGCAAATACAGTAGTTTTAGAAGACTTTCCTAGAGCAGAAGGAACTATGACTCTTTACACCTCATCTACAAAAAATTATATATTCAATAAAGCCCTTGCTTCTAATTCACTAGTTGAGTCGGTTTCTAGTTTAGATGGAGTATCAAATAAAGGACTATATTTTGACAGTGGAACTATTATTGCCCATTCCGGCGCAGGTACAGGAACAACCATAGATGGTCAAGAAAGTAGTAAGTTAATTGGAACATCTATTTCTAGCGATTCCGAAGCAAGAGGTTACTATTTAAGTTCTGCAACTAAAATGAAAAGCGATTCAGCATTTCAAGCAAGATTAGATAATAATGCACATAGTAGTTTTTCAACCTTTGAAACAATAAATACATTAATGGATTTTACAGTAATAGGTATTAAGCGTGGTAAATTTGATACTACAGTTTTAGTTGCTCCTTATGTGCCATTAACTTTAGGTAGGGTTGATATAAACTATGCAAATCAGTTAGATACTCTTTTAACGGGAAGAAATAGATTTTTTAAATGTGCTGCTGTTTCTTCCGAACAAAACTTTTTACAAGATGTTGCGTCAAGCGGAACTGCTTTAGGTACATTAACTTCACCTAGAGAACAGTATGGGAAATCTATCTATGTTGCGGGTACTTTTGTTGGTTTCTTTGTTGGTTCGGAACACGACGGTACAAATCAAAAAATTTACTTAGATAGAAATGTTAATAATATTGCAGTAAATTCAGTAGTTGAATCATTAGATTTTGGTGAGCGAACCAATTCTGGGAGTTCTAAACAAAATTATGAATTGAATTTCTTAAATGGCGGTCATTTACATACAGGAAAAATGGTTGGTTTATTACATCCTACAATTGGTGCTGCTAATTCTGCAACTTCTACAACTGTTCCCGATAATACATTAAGCCTTTTTGATTATCCATTAGCATATAATTCAGATTTAGCGAGAACTTCTTATGCACATAAGTTTGGTAGTCCTTATTATAGATTAATGAACATAGAAAAAGGTAATTTTAACTTAGTTAATTCTAGTATTACTGGCTACACAAGTTCGGAAGAATTTAATTTCTACGGAGAAAAATTAAGCAAAGTTAAATATTATTCTACAGCATATAGATTTAATCCGGGTTTTTATATTGATGGAGTATTAGAAGATAATATTATAGGAACTGATATTACCTGCCCTGATTTTCAAGGTTCAATAGGACATAGTTTAATAGAATCGAGAGGTTTTGATTCACCAACTGGTTCTAGATTCCTTAATCAACTTAGATTCAGCGCAAATATTTATCCTTATTCAAATAGTTTCTATATTCCCTCTAATCCAACTCTTTATAATTCTACACCATTAGGAAGAAGCCCATACATAGCACAAGATGTTTTAGACAACAAAGACCCGAAAGCATCAAGGATGTTTTTGTTTTCTAATTGTGATTTACTACCCTATTCTGGAAGTAGGATAGATAGTTTATTCAATCCTAATAATACTAGGGATTTGACTAAATATAGCATAATGTTTATGGATGAAAATTTATTAGTAGATTCTGCCGACACTAAAACTAATGTTCTCGGAGAAACAAAAAGAATTACTTCTAAAGATTCAGCATATTCTTTTGGTGCAATAAAATCATCAAGTAAATCTGTAGGTTCAGCAAACCCTACATTTAAAAACTTTTCAATAATGAGACTAACAGAAGTTGTTTTTGATTTTTGCTTTAATCAATTCGACCCAGAAAATCCACCAAGTAACAATAGAGTAGTTCCTTCATTTCAATATACAATGCATGGAAAGAGCGCAGTATTAGATGCTTCTACTAATGCCATATATGCTCGTTCTATACCTTCTTCAAAAGTAATTAGATGTAGTGGAAATCCAGTTGTTTCTGCTAATGATGTTATTGTTGATTCCGCAGGTAAATTTATGGGAGTTGTTGCTAGTGTCTCAACTACTGATATTACTTGTGATGAGAATATATTTAAAACAATCCATGATGGTAGCGGTGGAGCAGATTATTATGTTGCTGCAAGTGGAACAGATACGCCATTATTCATCATACCAGCAGTAAGATTGACAAATGCAGATAGTGGGTATGGGCCAATTAAAGGCCATGGAAAACAAGATACTTTTATTAATTTTGATGACGACATACATTTGCTTAAAAGTGCAATTATGACAAATACTACTTCAAGTAAGTATGGGAAATCCGGTAGTGACTTTCATACTAAATATAGCAGTAATACTCTAGCAGGAACAATAAATGCAAGTGCAAGACAACCTAATTTATGGTTGCCTATTGATATTGATTCGGATTCTGCTGCTGTAAAATTAGCAGGTAGTGGACAACCTTCTTTAGTATTAAATACTTTTAGAAGCGGATTCACTGAATTATTACAAACAAGTAATGGATTTGGAACAAGTAGCACTCTATTAGGAGAAAGGCTATATAAACACCATATGCCAATAATTTTTGATAGATTTAATATCGAAGAAGGAACAACTGCTAATGCAGATATTGGGATGTGCTGCCCAAGGGTTCTAGGAATGAGTTTAAGAACAGTAGAAGACGAATTTGGAATATACGGTATTTCTTTAGATGGAGACTATGCTAGTAGAAAAGACACAGGAACTTCGAGAACAAATGAATCTACTGATGCAGATGGTGTGATATTTGGCTTCAAAGCGTTAGTTAAAATAAATAGCGCAGCAGATGTATTATCTACTGACAAAGGACCAAATAATACAACAGTTGTCCGAATAGTATTAGGTTCCTCAAATTTCCCTTGGTTAGACATGGTAGATTTAACGGGTTGTTATTTAGCACCCGAAAATGGAAAATATATTGTAAATGATGAAGATAGCATATCTTTAGGTACTCACTCAGATGGAGAGAGTTTAAATGGTGTAACTCCCGACAAGTTAATTTATGTTATGTCTCATGAAATAGATATAACAAACGCTATAGAAAATATTCATATTATTACATTAGATGATACTGTTGCTTCCGGAGATATTTTTTATAGAATACTTCAACCTAATCATACTTGCTTTTATGATTTTAGCCCTAATGATATAAAACTAAATGAACTTTCGTCAAGGTACACAAAACAACCTTACAGTGAAAAAATGTATGATACTCCAAATAGTTATTTTGTTCAAGGAGGTTCCGGTAAAAGAACATTAGCAGGTGAAGGAGAAGCAGTTTTATCTATGTATGTAGTTGCTGACCCTAATGATGTTTCGACAGCAGACCATGTAGTAATAAGAACACCGGATAAATTAACAAATATCTGGAATCTAAATGACGATGGATTATCAAAAGAAACAATATGCATTGCAGATGGAGAAAATACTAATGTTACTGGAATTACATTTAGTAAAGACAGCACATCAATTGGTTATTATATGTCAATTGGAGAACAAAAAGAAATGCTAGGCATTCCTTCTGTTTCGGAAATTATAGAATTGAAAGTTGAAGGAAGAATACCTAACAGTGTTAAAAGAGCGACCATAGGTACAGGTGTTAGCATCTGTAGGGAAGCAGAAGACCTTATTGAAGAAATGCTTCAAGAAAATAATATTAATTTTTCTTTAACAAAGAATACAGTATATCCTTTCTTTTTAGCACCCGATTTTAAAGGAGTGAATCTATTTCAAGCAATCAGTTTTATCATGAGTAAAAAGAATAAAGTATTGACGGAAGTAAATGGAGTTTTAACGATTGTTGATAAAACTAGCGTTGATAACTTTTCGGGAGTTAATATAAGTACTGAAAATACTAACATTGATGTTTTTAGAGTAGAAAAATTAAATACAATGTATAACTTTAGCAATAGCGTAACTGTTGTTGGTAATGAACACAAAAGCACAAAGAAAAACTTAAGAAGCATAAATAAAATAGGTGTAAAGTCTTTAAGAGAATATGATGCTCAATTAGTAACACAGGAAGAAGTTAATAAAAGAGCAAATGAACTGTTGAAACTACATGGTGAATTTAATTCTAAACTTAAAGTTGAAGTTGGGCATAAGGGATTAGGCCAATTAAAAGCAGGAGATATTGTGTCTTTAGAATTGCCTAGAGAAAATATAAAGTTTGCAGAATATTTAGTATTGCAAATAACTCATACTATGAGAGGAATGTTAATTCTAGAGTTGGGTAGATATAGCAAACAGTTAGAAGATAGGTTTGCCGAAATACAAATAACTCAACAACAAGCATTAGCAGAAACAGCAGGTGATGTTCCTGATAAAATAGAATTAAATTTCTTAGATGATGTTAATTTAAAATTGATTAAGTTTGTTGCTCAAAAAAGAGCATCCACAGCAGGAACAAAACTAGGATTTAGCGGGGCTTTAAATACGGGAACCTTCACACTTGGGTTTGTAGGGGCTGGCACAACAACGACAGATTTATTGGAGGAAGAATTTTGATAACTGATAAAATGAAAGAATTGATTGCAACTCACATACAAGGCACATTAGTAAATAATGGTAAAATTGGAGTTGGCGGTAATTCAACATATTCTACACAAACTGCTTTGGATGTTGATTTGGGAACATCAGTTTCTTTAGCAGCAACTAAGTCGGATGAAAATACTATTGAGGTTCATTTGAGTATTTCTGGAAATGCTGCTGGAATGTCAAGTTCAGTTATTAGAGAAGCAGGAATATTTGATTCTTCGGGTAACTTATTGATTCGACATAATTTTGATGGACTTGGCCCATTCGGAACAAGTGAAACACTAGAACTCTTTTTCTTTTTGGAGGTAGAATAAAATGGTTAATAATCCTTATTTTTACAGCACCCTTTCCGGTACGCCAACAACACAAATAACTGACTCAATAGATTTTCCTCATACTGGATTAGTAAAAGCATTAAGTCAAGCACTTAGAGGAAACTATGCAGTTAAGACCGCAAGTGATTTTAATATTACTTTTGCTGATGGTGGTAGTTTTACAACTATTGCTGTTACTGCCGGTAAAGTATATAGAGATGGCAAATTACACACAGTAGATGCTTTATCTGCAACTAACATGAATACTTCATATAATTCGGGAACTGGTGCAGTAGATATTACTCCAGTTTCTTCTGACATGTATTTGTTTTTAGTTGCTATTGATGGTGGTGGAAGTAATGACACTATGGTATTAAGAGGTGTTAATACAACAACTAATGCTGTTCCTGCTTTTGTTGACGGTGATGTTCCTATCGCTTTGATTAAAATTGTTGGGGGTTCTGCCGATGATGATACTTCAACATCAACAAGAATGGTTCAATACTTCACAACAAGTAAAAAAGAGAATACATTAAGTGTAGGATATGATTCTTCGGGCTACACTGAAACTTTATCTATTGCTTCAAATAGTGGCGATACAGAAATTACTTCTGCTGTCTCAGATAAAGATATTATTTTTAAAGGAAACGATGGTGGTAGTGGAATAACTGCATTAACATTAGATATGTCCGAAGCGGGTAAAGCAATCTTTAATAATGCTATTGCTGCTACTGGTGCTAATTTTAGTGGTTTAACTGCAAGTAAAGCAGTTGCTACTGATGCTAGTAAAAACCTAGTTTCTTCTAATATTACTTTTGATGGTGATAGTATTGGTATTGGAACTTCATCTCCTAGTGAAATGCTTCATCTAGCGTCTACTGCGGCGTCTAAACCTACTATCTTAATAGAAAACACTGGAACAGATGCTAATGAACCTGAACTTGTTTTTCTTAGAAGTGCCACCCCTACAGGTAGTTCTTTAGATATAGGACATATTAAGTGGAAAGGAAAAGATGATGGAGGAAATGTCCACAGTTACGCTAGTATTTTTGCTGATATGTTAGATGAAACAGGAGGTACAGAAGATGGAAGAATGTTGTTTAGTCTTGCTAGAGCAGGAACAGATTTAGTTGAATATATGCGAATGGGTGGTAGTGAAGTAAGTATAAATGAAGGGCAAATAGATATTGATTTCCGTGTTGAAGGCGGAACTAAATCTCATGCCTTTTTTGTTCAAGGTTCATCCGGTAATGTAGGAATTGGCAATACTTCTCCTTCAGCGACATTACACATTCAAAGTTCAAGTGCTTCAACTGCCCAAATACTAATAGAATCAACCGAAAGTGGGAGTTCTGCTGCACCCGATGTTGTATTCTTTAGAGATTCACCTTCTCCTGCAAATGGTGATGATTTAGGACATTTAAAATTTCAAGGTAAAAATGATAATGGTTCGGGAACTCTTGCTACTTTTACTTATGCAGACATATTCACCGAAGCGCAGACTGTAACTACAGGTTCCGAAGACGGAAAATTACACATAAGAACAGCAAAAAACAACACAGTGAATAAAAGAATTTCTATTGTAGCAGGAGAAACTGTAATAAATGAAGATTCTAAAGATGTTGATTTTAGAGTAGAAGGTAATGGTGATGCAGAACTTCTTATTTGTGATGCAGGAGAAGATAAGGTTGGAATTGGAGTTACTCCTACTTCTGCCCATACTTCTAAATTATCTCTTGAAGGTTCAATGATGTTTAAAGAACAATCGGCGGCTACTGCTGACTTAGACTCTTATGGACAACTTTGGGTTAAAGACGCTACGCCAAATCAATTATATTTTACTAATGACGCTGGTAATGATATCCGTTTAGATGAAGAAGTATTTATTATTTCCTTGTCGGATGAAAGCACTAACTTAGCAACTGGAACTTCAAAGGCTACTTTTAATATGCCTTTTGCTATGACATTAACATCAGTTAAGGCTACTGTAAATACTGCCCCAGTGGGTTCAACAATAGTTGTAGATATTAATGAAGCAGGTTCTACTATTTTAACTACTAAACTATCAATAGATGCAGGTGAAAAAACTTCTTTAACTGCTGCAACTGCCGCAGTTATTGGTGGTGCTGGCCCCGCTTTAGCGAATGATGCTTTAATTACTTTTGATATAGACCAAATAGGCTCTTCGACAGCCGGTAAAGGTTTAAAGGTCACACTTTATGGATATAGGACATGATACTATGGGAACTATAATTATTAATTCTTATGCTTATGGTGCATCGGTTTCGGCAGTTAGTGACTTATTTAGTAAAGATGATTCGGGTAATGGAGCAGCAGGAGATGATTTCGGAGCAACTAATAGTAGAATAACTGTAACTATTGGTGGATTCGCAGAAGACGATGTTCCCCCAGAACTTGTACCTGTATCGGCAGGAGATAGTGTAACATTAGGTTTCAATGGTAATTGGACAGGAACAGAAACTTCTATTGCTTGGTCTTTGACAGAAGGAAGTAACCCTGATAATTTAGTTACTGCCTTTTCCCCTACTAGTGGGACAAGTGCAGGATTTGACCCTGTTTTTACAATAAATGGTAGTGGTCAAGCATCTCATCAATCCACTTACGAAATTGAATTGGCAGTAACTAATACAGCAGGAACAACGACAACTCTATTCATAGTAGATATAGCAATATTGTGATTATTTTTAAGGTTGTTTTAAAATGATACCTTTATCTATTGCTTTTATAATTAGTCTTATTTTTGGCTTTATTACGACTTGGTTTTTATCTGAAGATGTATTTTAAATGCAAATGAAATAACTATTAAATTTTAAAGACCAAAAAAAATCACAAAAAAAAGTGAGCCGACTCAAAAGAGCCGACCCACTATTTAATTTATTTTGTTTTAACACTCCAAATACTAAAGCATTCTCTACATTCCCACAATTTAACTTGGTCACTAGAACCAACATAAAAACCTAAGATACGCTTCGCTAGAGTACCTTCTCCGCAATACTTACAAGTTTGTTTTAAACTCATTTGTTTTCGCCTTCTTTATCTTCTCCAAGTAGTCTCTTAATATATTCATCGACGCTTTGTTCGGTGATATTAGAACCACCGAATGCGGCAAAGAATAGTAGAGAAACTACTATTAAGAAAATAAAGAGTCCGAACCATTCTGCTGTAGACATTACCATTCAACTCCTAAATCTATAAATTCTTCTTTTTCAATAGAGAATGCTTTAACAATACCATTCTCTTTTCCATATCCCCACAAGTCATATACTAACTGTGTGTCTTTCATACAATATTCTACTACTTCGTCATATTTACCCATTTTCCATAACCTAGGAGCATCTGCACTATCCATGAGTTTGAAATCATCCATCGTACATTTAACTAAGTTTTTTAGTTGAAATCTTTCACCGTGTCCCTTTAATAAGTCTTTACTAGTATCAATGTATTGTTTATTGTTTAAATATTTATGAATACAGTATATATCCATTGAGTCTCTAAGAATGGGTAAATCAAACGCTACTATATTATGACCTAGTAATTTTCCACCCTTTTGAAAATGGTCATCTAAATCATATTTTAATTCTTGTAATGATTTAACTATATGCCCACTTTTAGCAAAAGAACCAACCGGCTCATCAACATAAACCGTTCCTGTGTTTCCATCCCAAGTAGCGACTGTTGAAACTTGAAACATATGAGTATTGGCAAATCCACCAATTTCATGTGACATGTTTTTAGTTTCAATATCTAGTGCTAATACTGACATAAACATCACGAACCGTTAGACCAAAGTTTAGAAATCTTTGCGCTTTCTTCATCGACATGTTCTTCTCCGCCAATTTTGCGCTTTAGGAATGCTACAATATTAGTATTTGCTACTGATAGCATACTGCAACATTCCCAACCCTCATCACCATAAGTATCGAGAGTTTCTATTATTACCTTCGGGCCTTTCGTTATGTCAAAAACGACATATGTATTTTCGTATTTCATATTTTCACTTCCTTTAGTTTAATATATTGACCTCTACCAATATATTTTATTTCAAATTTAGATGCTACATGTTGATTAAATATTTCATGTGTTCTTGTAGCCCCTTTCTTAATTATAGTTCTCATTTCTGCTAAATATAATTTTCTATTCACCCAACCATCTTCTGTCTTTTTAGCCATCTCTTCGTATTTTTCTTTAAATGGCTTTGTATTGAAAACGGGAGAGGCCATACGCTTCTCCTTTAGGCTCCGTTCAAGCCATTCTACCAATGACATATAACATTGTCGGGTGATGGCCCCTGCCTGTCTAACATTTTGACTTGTTACTTGAAATCTCTTTGATTCATCTTTAATATAAGGTGCTTGGGCCACTGAACACAATACTGCTAATTTGCAAGTAATGATATATAGCCTGTTAATAAACAGGTTTGATACTTCTCTCACAAACAATCCACAGTCATTTATGTAACCAATCATATTTTCATATTCCAAATCAAGATAGTCATTTGCATCTTTAGTATAAACCATCATATTACATTTTGTTTCAATATCTGAGTTTCCTTCCTTTTTCATTTCTTCATATCTTTCTAATACTAAGTCATACATTTCTATAAACTTATCTGAAAAATTATCCATAGCCCCTTGTCTATCTTTAAACTTTCCAAACTTGCTAATTTTCTTCTTTCGTATATTATGTTGAATTGATTCGGGAACTTCTCGAATATAACAAAGCATTCTTTGGAGCAAACCTGTTTCTGTCATAATTCTATTTAATTCAGTTGGAGGATAAGTCATGGCTAATACTGAACGCTCTCCGAATGTTTCAACTGTATCTCCTTCTTTAAGTTGTTTTTTCATGACCCAAGAATCACCATGTAATGTATTTAGCATAGTATTTAAAAATACAACCATATCCACTTGATGAGAATTAGGGCTAAAAATACCAGACCTTTCAAACTCATCCCAATGAGCCAAGCCACTTCCTTCTAAAGCACCATTCATTTTAACTTGGATTTTTTGTCCGGTAAATCTAGAGTTACCATTATCGTCTGTTTCCATTTCATCTTGAATAGCGTAATGTCCAACAAGTGCGGCGGATGTTGCTACTTGAACAGAAAAAACATCAAACCTTTTTCTTTCATAGTGCATTATAGGATTACCGTTAGCATCTTTTTCAATGTTACCATTTTCATTTTTTAGAGGAACTTCTACATTCATATTAAATGGATGCTTTTGTTTTTCGTTTATTTTTTCAAAGACATTTCTAGCAATTGGTTGAACAAAATTAGACAATGTTGTTTTACCTGTACCCGAAGTTTGAATGTGAAGAAAATGTATTCTAGTATCTTCATATTCTTCTTCAAAAGGTATTGCAATAAAATCTTTACATATTTGCCCTAATATTGTAAAGAAACTAATCACAGCAGGAGTTTCATTAAAGTGCGATATATTCATCGCTTTTTCTTGAAAGTCTTTTACTACCTCCGGTAGGCTTTGTTTAAAAACAGCACTCGCCTGTTTATAATCTTCATAAATTTCATTTCCATATTCTTCATCATATTCATCATTATTCATATTTTCACCTTCTTTTCAGAATTTAGAGTATTTAAAATGCGTGTTGCTAAAACTTGCCCTACGCCATCGAGGTACTGCAATTCCTCTTCTGTTTGTTCTCCTATTTCCATAATAGAACCATACTCTTTTATTAAGAGTTTGGCTTTTTTGATTGATACTCCTTTAATACTTGTGAGAACATCAAGTCTTAAATCATCAGTCGAAATCCGCTTAAATATTTCAGGTCTTATTACATCCCTTTGTATAGGTTTCATTTTACATATTGCTGTAATAATTAGTGACGCTTCTTCTTCAGTGGGAACCCAAAAAGCCTTTATGTCTGTATCTAATGTTATTCTACCTATTGCACCTAAGAATTTATTATTTAACATAATACTTCTTGCAGGTTCTTGAATATTAGATTTTGAATACTTCTTTACATCAAAGATTGCATCTTCAATCGTGCCATAAATAATAACTACATTTGTTTTGTAATGCCTATCCATGTTATCTATTTGTGTCCAAAGTCTTTTACTTATTACTGAACCTAGGAAATCAGTTGTTGACTTTGCTTCAAAACAAACATCATCAAATACATAATCACCTATTTCAAGCCACTTTTTTTCTGTTTGAATATTTAGGGCCTTCGCTTTATTCTCGACTAGTTTTACTAATCTAGAACCTTCTTTTTCTCTACTGTCTATAATTAACATATTATTCCTCCTTATCTAAAAAGGTTGGATATCGCCAACACTTCCCCACGCAATATCCATCGGGGATTAGCACAGTTTTACAGAAAGGGGTTTTGTAATTCCCAAACACTGTAAATCGTGCATGTTTTCTTGTTTCGTTTTCATTCCAGTCTAGCCATATTCCTTCGTTATTATCTACTAAGTTTTTAATTTCTGATACTATTATCTCTAATACTTTTTTCTTTTGTTCGGTTGTTATTAATTTTCTTCTTTGTGTCAACAAATCTCTATACCAAGAAACGAGGTACGCTCTTGCCATATGAGAGGGATTTTCTACCATGATAGCATTGTGCAAACATGGTAGTATCGGTAATTTTCCATTGTGGGAGGGTACAGAAATCTCGCCTTCAACCTCTTCGATGGGGGGTGCATTGGGAAACTTGACCTTGTTTTTGCCACCTTTTTTGAATGGTAAAAGGCGCATAGTTGATGCTAAAGAAAGAATGTGGTTTATGTCTTTTGAAAGGTCTTTTTCAAGTAGAGGTATGCAATAGTAAGGATTGCCGTTATTATCAGAAGATGCCATATTTACAGTATTCGGTACTCTTCTTAATCGAGTCTTTTGTCCGACCCTATCATCAAGAGTGATATCATTACCCACCTTTGAAATCAAATATGTTTTTATTTCCCTAAAGAAATATTGAATACTTCTCATGTCCTCAACTTCTTCACCAAAAATAAACATATGAAAACCACGACCTGAGAAAAATAATGTATATTCAAATTCTTGTTCTAAAACTAATTCCATAACTACTTTAACATCACGAAATGCTTTTTCGATTCTTTCTCCATGTGCATCAAAATCTAGAAAAATTCTATCTAATATTACTGACGAATCTATTTTTGCAGTTTCCGAAAAGTGTTCAAAATCATATACAGTAGTATATACATTAGTCCTATTGTTTTGTGCATTTACAAAATCAATGTAATCATTCTTCGAGAATGCTATTCTTCTTTTCATTTGTGGTGCGTTCTTTATGTGGCTCCCCGCCCATACTTCCCTCGGATATTTCATTTTTATTCCCTCCAAAATCTACTGTTGCTGTATCTAGCATATCTCTAATTACTCCGGCAATTTCACCGGAGAGTTTAATTTTTATTGCATCCCGCATTACATCTTCAAAAGTATGCCCTACGAAACCTTCGTTTATTTTTACCTCTCGGATAAGTTCAAATCTTTCAATGAGTTTTGATTCGCTATATATTTCATTACATAAAGAATCAATTGTCTTTTTGAGATTTGATATTTCGCTAAATGTCCAAGACCTAGCCAATACCTTTATTTTAATTATTTCATTGTTCATACTTTATCGCCTCGAATCTATTTAGAAGTGCTTCTGCATATCCTTGTATATCTTCATCATGTTTGCCAAGATGTAATAAAATTGTTATTGCATCTTTAGCAACTTTATGCATATTGTCCATATAATCACACCCATGTATCTTCTTGTGCTGCATCACATATTCCAAAGAAACTACAAAAAGAACATGTTTTCCAAAAGAACTTAGTAGGAAACTGCTTCTGTTCATAGGCCCAAATTAGTTTTGCTATATTATTCATAACAGAAGTCATAGACCTAGACTTTACAGGTTGTGCAAAGACATAATTAGAAACAGGATAGTACCAACCCCAATGAGTTACAGGCACATTTGGTTGTAATCCATTCTTAATCAATACTTCCGGTTCTGCATTCTCAATCAGTAATTGATAAAATGCCATTTCTTTACGCATTCCTGTTGCTTTATAATCCTTCCAAGGCCCAGTTTTGTATTCAAAAGGTACATAGCCACCATTCTCCATAAAAATCCTATCAATAATACCTTGAATATGTATCTTGTAGTCTCTAGTCAAAGGAAATTTAGGGTTTGTATTTGCATCAATAGTTATTTCGGCATCAAACATACCTTCATTACAAACCGGCAAATACTCATCTGTCTTATTTTCTGCTCTTGATTCTAAGTACCTCTTAGTTTCAAAGGATGCTACATTTAGTGAGATATCATAATACTCATCAATGGGAGTTAAAGCATTAACATATTGTTCAACCTCAAGAGGTGTCATGCTTTCTGCTTTCTTAATATCAAAGTCATTAAAAAAGTCCTCTCTATGGTTGTGTAAAACCGTTCCTTTACGCATAGCCTCCGTTTGGTCTTGAGGTAATCTTTGAATGTAAGAAAAGTCGTACTTTTTATTACACCAATCGAATGACCCAAGAGAAGACTTAGTTATTTTTAATATAGGTTTAGTCGGGTCATCATAATTCTCCGGTTTCCAGTCATAGGTGTATTCGCTCATAGCAGAAATTACTGCATTATATTTTTCATCATTATTCATTTAAAACCACTCATCCAATTTTGTTTGTAATTTTCCTGTTCTTATGCTTGATAAGTCCCAATCCATAGCCCTATAAACGGGCTCTGCCTTTTTCAAGACCTGTTCTGCGTAGTGAAGCCAATCCGGTTCATAATCATTGAAGTCTTCATAGGTTGTGCCGGATATATACTGTACTGCTTTTTCCTCCTTAGTCAACGGGTTGATAAATGTATCGTCGTGGTTGACTTTTAGAAATAAATATGAATCATCAAATGTCATATCTAACTTTTGTTTAGCATACAAAACACCGGCAATACCTGAACCTACGCTAGGTCTTTTGTTTTGTAAGGTAACAAATCTACTTGTTTCGGTGCCGCATTTTTTACACCATTTAAAATTAATACAATCTTCTAAGTTATATTTAGAATTACATTCTACACACTTTACTTTAAATCTCTCACTTTTTAATCTGCTTCGTTTTACTAAGGAAGAAATGGGTATTTCTCCATTCTTAACAGAACGATATATTTCAAATAAATGAATATTTATTTTACCTAATGGTTCTTTTGTAACCCACTTTTTTAGAATAGATAATTGTATTTCTTTAGCAAAAGGAGTTTCACTTACTCTCTTAGCAGTAAATCCAGTCATTGTAAATTTTGGTTTTTCTAACCATTCTCCATCATCCCAAGTAATCATACCGGCATTTCTATTCTTTGTTGCTCCGACACCCAATGCGGAATAATACTTTTCAAATTCCAAAACAACAGGATGTTTTTCAAGACCCATTACATTAGGAAAATGTTCTCTCACTGAAGATTCTATTTCTTTTATAGCCGCTTGTGCTTCTTCAACTGAATCTATTTGAACATAAATAGAATCAGTATGTCCATATACTACTTTCATTTTTGAGCCTCCACACCTTCACTAATAATCATAATTACTCCATTATAGAATGTTTTCAAATCGTTAATAATAAAGCGTACTAGTATTTTAATAAGTAAAAACATTTTATCACTCCAAATAATATATAAATTTCATAGCGGGAGAGTCAAACTGGTCTTGTAGTTCCTGTATTGCTTTATACATCTTTAATAGTTTTTTATTTATAGAGTACAAATCCTCCACTTCCTCTTCTAGCATCTTTATTTTCTTTTCCATTTTCTCTAGTTTATTCATATTACCACCGTAATTATTGTTATAATGGTTGCTATGTTCACGATATTTACCATCATCAATATCTTATTTGACCTTGCTATCATAGCGAGCAATTCTTCTAATAACTGATTAGTCCTGTCCATCATCATTCTTATTCACACCTTGTTCTATATTTACAATGATAGCGTGACGCTTCAAGTTATTCATCATTTGAAATATTTCTTTTACTTCTTGTAAAGTAATATCCCAAGTCTCTTCTGTATCATATGATACTTTAACTGTTACAAATTTAGTTCTCATTTTTCTCTTCTCCAATATAAATTTTTTTCTTTTGTTTTTTTCTTTTCGCATATTTGACTCAAGTAAGCACCAACAGAATATACGCTAGTAATATACATACTATTGCCCCTGTCTTCTAAAATCTTTGAATATATCTCACTTGCAGTAAATGGTTCTTCTTGGTTTTGAATTGCTTCTTTAACCCATTTTTTCATTCGCCCATTTATCTTTGTCATGTTATTTCCTCCTGTATGTTCTAGGAGCAACAAGCGTACCGTACTTTTTACAATAAGATGCAATTTGTGTATTGCTTCCAATATAAATACTATTGCCTTTCTTTGCTACAATTTTGTCTCTTAATTCGTCAACGGTAAATATTCCATTAAATTCAAACATCGCTTCATATATCCATCTTTCTAATAATTTCATTCTTTCAACTCCTTAAGCAACAAAAAAGACGCTCTTCCCTTTTTCTTATTTATAAAAAATTCACTTCTATACTCTTTCATATATTTATAAACTTGTGAACGACTTAAGTTAAGTTCTTTACAAAGCCAAGTCACTATGACTTTTGTAGCAATCTGTTCATTTTTAGGAATAAGTTTTTCCTTGTAAAACTTACTAACTGCCAAACTAAACGACTCTTTTCTTGAACTAAGAACTTCTTCATCTATTGGGTGGCTATAATATTGTTTATGCCATTTAACTATGTCAGTCACTTCTTTTGGAGTTAACCTTTCTTTAATTAAGAAAGCCCTAAGTATTTGAAGAGAATTTATATTTATTGTGCTATGTTCTTTAAGAATAGATTTTACCTCTTCTTCAGAAATATCAAACCATTCACCTTTTGTTCTAAAAGAATCATATTTTTCATGTAGTTCTACTTCTAGTTTTTTAGCATTATTTGTTTCAATAAAGCCCAATAATTCAATTCCAAAAGGACTACCTGTTTCCATAGTAGCAATTCTATCTAAGGGTGTGTCTTTTTCGGTATAACCTATCTTAATAGGTTTAGTAGTCTTATGTCTAATAAAATATACGCAACTCATACTTTCATCTCCTTTGCTTCTCTTTCACATTGTTTGCAGTTAATCTTTCCTTCAAATTGAGGGTTGTGTTTTATTGGTTTTTTACATTTCATACTTTCACCTCTATCAAATACCTAATTAGTAAATAAATTAATTCGTCTTTAGAAAGGGGGTCTAGGTTTTTCTTGATTACTTTAGAAAGTTTATAGTATTCTTCATCAAGAACTGTTTGGGTAACATATTTCATATTTTCATCTCCTTATAGCACTGTAAGCAATAATTACCCAATTTATTCATTTTCTTTGATACTTTATATTTATCACATTTCCAACATCTAAATTTTGGATTAGGAGGATTTAGCGACCAACCTCCGTTAAGAATATTAGTTCTCATACTTTCATCTCCTTTGCCTTAAACGCCGCTAATCTAATTGCTTCTCTTGCACTCGCAGTAATGCTTGCGGCCAAATTAACATCGGCCCAACCAAACCCTTGAAATGCAACAATGCCATAAAAAGATGCCATTAAACGCTTTACAGCCATTTGATTATTATGCCACTTAACTGCTTCTAAATCATCCCCGCTTTCTCTTGCATCTCGCATAAGACGCTTATATTCATTTCGCAACTCTTTCAATTCAAGAACTGCTCTCGGCAATAGTCCTAATTTATCTGTTTTATAATACAACATGTGCTTTCTTTCTACAGGGCTAAAGTCTCTTGGAGTTGCAATATTAACTGCAAATTCAGTCTGTTCTTCACTTTTAGTTTCCCAAGAAATATTTCTAGCAATCATCATTGATGGGTACAATCCGGCAAAATCAAAAGCCGCTACATTAAGATGTAATCCATTTGTACCTTCACTAAGAGGGTCGTATATCATAGCACCTTCATATTCTTCTCTTTTATCGACTTTACTTCCAGTCTTACAAATCCAATCTGCATTACGCATAAAGTAAATAGAACCCATATGGCTTGCATAAAAACACGCTTCAAACGGTGCTTTGAGCAATCTTTGTAAAGCAATAATAGCCTCACTACAGAAGTTTGTTTCATCTATTCTTACAAGTAATTCAACATCTATTATAGCATATTTTAAATATGCTTCTGTATCTTCAAGCCAACCCCTACGATAAAATTCATTGGGGTCTTCAAAAATAGTTTCCTTTGATTTGCCTTCACCGAATAATGTTTGAGAAACATATTCAAGACTCATTGAGGGTAATGTTCCTCTTTGTGAATCATTCCACTGTCTCTCAAAGGCTAGGTCTAAATTGAGGGTTATGCGGCCCCCTAATGGTTGTTGTATGGGCGAGAATCCACTTTCACCCTTACTGAAAACAAACCCATTTCCGGCTTTCTTAACGCCTTCTATTCGGTTAATTGGAGACATAAGCATAGGGTTGATGTCCAATGCACAACACCTTTCAAGCAATTTAGGCAAATCGAATTTCAATCCAAACCATGCTATTAACATATCAGGGTCTTTATCTACCATAACTCGAATAAAGGATTCAATCATTTCTTTTTCATTATCAAAGTGTAAATACTCTTCTCCTTCATAATTAGGAAACCAAGCCCACTGATAATACTCTTTATCATAATTATCATACATTACAATAGTAGTAATCTTATCATGATGTTCTCCACCTTGTTGCCATTCCATATCCCAGTACCATTTACGCAGTTTATATTCCGGCATGTTATCTACCTTATCAATGGCATATCGAAAGCCAAAAGGTACATCTGCTTCATAAGTAGTATTCCACATTTTACGAGCCTTGTAAATATCACTGGCTTTTTCTACTATTACTTTTTTCAATGGCTTTCCTTTTAAAGAAACCCAATCACCCTTTTCATATTTAAAGGGCCTAGTAATATGCTTACTAGCAGAATATTTCTCATGTTCAAACTCACTATCTTCAATAAAGAAATAAGGGTCAAACGCTTCTAAGTTAAACTTACGCTCTCCGTTTTCTCTCCATGCAGAATAAATATGTTTATCATCTATACATTTACTAATTATCATTTTAATTACCACCCGAATACGGGGCTTTCAATATTTTTCTATCGTTTGCTACAATAAGTAAAGGAAATTCATCCTTAATATAAAAGTTTAAGATTTGTTCTTTATCAAAGAAATTGTGCAAAGGCCCCGAATACTCAAGGGTTGCATCTTCTCCCATCGCTAATGCTAATTGAATTGTTTGTTCATATTGATTTGAAGCAGTTGTTCTACTTGAAAAGGTTACATTACCACCAAGATAATTTAATTTATAAACACCACTCTTCACTAATTCACAAAGCCCTAATGCTTCTTTAAATGTTTCACTACTCAGTTTAAATGCACCTTCAAAATTATGCGCTCCAAAAGACCAAAGTTTATCTAATTCTTCTTCATAGGATATGTGCTTCACCATTTCCCTAATACGGGAAATAGATTCCATATTTGGATGATTAACTACCATTGGCAAAGAAGCCTTTCTATTACCCGAAGTAAGTTTCAAAAAGTCACCAACATCAAACAATACATCTTCACCAAACTTTTTGAGATAAGGTATAATTAATGCGGCATCGCCAATAAAAGCACCGTTTCTTATTCCAGTTACTTCAACTGTAATGTTTAATCCAAATGTCATATCTCCGTTCCATATTTCCAGTACATTGTCTGTTAATGTCATATAGAAGTATGTTCCCATTTTTGATGAACTTAGCCCACCATTACCTAGATACTTTCCTTTACCTTGTATGTCCGAAAGTGCTTTCTCCATTTGTTTATTATTTACTACGAATTTCATTTTATCTCTTCCATTTGCATTATGTTGTTATTTTTAATTATTATTGTAATTCCTTCTATTTTATCAACAAAGAAAAAATTAGGAGAAATATAGTCAGTTAGTTGTAGTTTTCTCCTTGAAAAAACTTCTCCTACTTTAGACGCTATTACAAAACTTTTACCGACTTGTTGTTTCCACATTGGGTTCAAATCTTTCCCTCCCTTAATTCAGGAATACCATTCCATTGAATATTAGGGGGAGTTCCTTCACGCACAGTCCATTTCTTTCCAACCAAGTTACCGTTAGTTCTTGAACCAATCAATTCAGCAAAGAAATGTAATTCATTCTTTACCTTCTTCTTTGAGCAGTAAATCTCTTGTTCTAGTTTTCCGCCCCAATCTTTCCAAGCAGGTTGAACACCAACAGGTGAATTATCAATATACTTTTCAGTTTCATGAGTAATATAAATTACATCACAATTTAATTGATAAATTACTTCCAATAGGAAATAGAAAGTCTTGTTTCTATTACCATACTGAAATGGCATAATCTTTGTAACTACTCTTGGATTAGGATTAACCTTTAGAATACAACTGTCAAGCCAAGTATCAACACCATCCATAACGAATACAATGTCTTCACCCGCTTCCATTTGTTCTTTAGCAAAGTTAATGAAGTCAAGAGAGTTTTGTTCACTCTTATCAATATCCAAAATGTTATCCTTTCGCATTACAATAGGACAATACACATTAATTCGGTCGGTTGCATCGTGATGTTCAAACCATGTTGATTCAACACCTCTATCCCAATCAAGAACATAAATATTCTTATCGGGGAAGTCTAATGCAATTCCGGTTTTTCCGGTCTTGGGTTCTCCCCAAATACCTAAAACTTTTCGTGCTTTTCGTTGCGCTCTTTTTTGAGCCATCAATTCTTTAAAATTTACTTTTTCTTTCTTAGTCCCTAGCAAGCCAATCACCTATGTTATTTTCATTTATATCTATATTTTTACCTTTGACAGAACACCATGCTTTAATAATGTTCAGTAATTCTTTTTTACTTGAGCAAATATACCTTACTTCTTTTTGTCCCATATGAAACTTTACAAAGTAGGTTTCCGCTATTTTATCGTTTTCATTCCAAGTGAGAAAATCTACCTTTTCTAAATCGGCAATATAACTTTCTCCCTTAAGAATGAATCTTTCTTCTATAATATCATTCATTTATTTTTCCTCCTTTAAGGATGGGCTTTGCACCCAAATGGCCTACATTCATTGGAGTAAGACTACACACGAACTTTAATTTAATATCAGAACCAATCGTATGATTCTTCTACCGGAGCATCTACTTCAACCGGAGAGCCCCTTTTATCTGTAACTAACACTGATGAAACATTGATAGTAACTGGGTCTGCAACTCCATCAATCAATCGTTGAGAAGTTCGACCAATAACAACAATTGTTGAACCTATTCCAAAGTCAATGCTGATATGTTCGGGAATCCAGCATGTTGTCATGTTAGACTCATTATCATAATCAAACTCGGCATTTAGGTCAGTAATGTTAAGAATGCGATTTCCATTAGATGTTGGCATCATATTCATATTACAAACAGTACCGCTTGTAACAACAAATCTATCCTTTGCAGGAAGAGTTTGTCGAGTAATATGCGCTCTATCAATTTCTACCAATTCTACCATATGACTTTCAAAGTTTTCGTTTAGAACATTAAGCCAATCAACATCTCCCATATCTCTATAATCAGAATTTTCTGGGTCTAAGTCAGCATTACGAATAAGACTTTGTTTTGTTGTCATTGTCATTCCATAGATGTTATTTCCATCTTCGGAAGGAATACCAACAAAATGTACAAAGTCAAAACAATCGGGAGTAAATTCTACTCCACCTTGATTCTTGTAAGAGAACTGATAAGGTTTCATTTCTGCCCCATCAACACTTCCATAGAAAACACCACTTCTTCGCATTTGCTCCAAAGGCAAAGGCTTTCCATAGTTTCTGTTTTCTCCACCATTCATGTATGTTTTAGTATTATCCAAAGGAATAGCCATTACACCATCGGACATTTCTTCTGCACCTTCAGGTATTTTAGAAACCATTCTCTCTTGATATTCACCATTATGATATCGGCTAATCATCCACTTACCTAAAGCGTTTTGTGTAGCAATTGCCACATGGCCTTCATTCAAAGCATTATCCGAATCACGGTTATATTCTTCTTTAGCCTTATTTCGATTCCAAGACATCATATCTCTTGGTGCTTCTAAAGCAACAAAGAAACCAAAACATTGTTTTGTTAAAGAATTACTACCAGTATTTGCTGTTTCTCCTTGCTTTTCTCGACGCTTTACTTGTGCCGCAAAGTTTCGCCAAAGACCAACTCCTAGTTCATCATTGGCTTCAATATTGTTCTCGGAACAAATTGCCTTATATTTTTCTGTTGCTTCCTCTACCGTCATATTCAGGTATTGTGCGCTTCTTTTCAATTCAGTTTGCATAATTTCGCTTACCATATTTTCACTTCCTTTTTCATATTAATTGTCCAACCATCCATGATATTAACACTTTAGGGGTCATGGTTGTTGAACGATATTCGCTTTCCCCTACTGTTCTTAACAGTTTATACTTGGTCGTGTTATCCAAGCCAATTGAAGCAATAATAGCATTATGCAAACCTAAACAGATTTGCTTTACGCTTCTACCTTCATAAACTAATTTATGAAGGTCTATCAATGCTTTATTTGGATTTTTATTCAAAATTTCTATTAGTATTTCATTGTATTCTTTATGAGATGATTCTATTTGTTTCGATAATGAGAAACCGGAGGACTTGGCCGCCTGTATTTCAGTAATCGCCCTACGCAAGTCACCATCCACCTCATATATCAATGTTGCTAATTCATCTTCTGCAAATACATTTACTTGCTCTTTTTGAAGTATTGATTTGATTACTTCTAAAATGACCTCATTAGTAAGCGGCTTAAAATGATAATTAGCACACCTACTTTGAAGTGGATGAATAATTCTACTTCTATCATTACAAGTAATAATAAAACGAACATTATTAGCATATCTCTCAATGATTCTTTTTAGAGCCGATTGTGCATCATTAGTCATGCCGCCCATTTCATCAAGCAATATAATTCTAAACGGAACATCACCTATAGTTCCACTTTGAGCAATATTCTTAATAGTAGTTCTAACTACTTCAAGTCGTCTATCATCCGAAGCATTTATCTCTACAAAGTTATCGTTAAAACTATCACCTAATATATTCTTTGCTAAAGAAACACCTGCCGCAGTTTTACCTGTACCTGCATTTCCAAATAGCAATACATTTGGCATATTACCTTCTTCAATCCATGTAGAAGCATCCATAACAAAATGCTCTTGCCCTACTATATCTCCTATTTTATTTGGTCTATATTTTTCTGTCCATAACATATTTATTCCTCCGTAATTACTCCATCCTTTACATTGATGTTCTTGATTACAATGTTTGGAGTTTCTTGTGTGGTTTCATTTACCTTTTCAATTGGTAAATTCGGCATGGGTAAATACCGAATCTCTTGTTCTTTGCTGTTCTTCAAAAGATTAGTATAGTCTTGAATGAACTTCAATGGATAAAAGAATATCCAATAAACAAGAGGAAAAGCCACTGTATATATTAAAGGTAATAAAAAGAGTTCGGGAAAGTTTCTTTGTTCGGAATCACAGTAAGTATTACCGCTACTATTGCTTGTCCAACAATCTACTCTCAAACCATCATCATAAATCATAAAATATGAAAACATAATCCAAATGTTTGCTGCAAAAAATAGCCCTAATGAAATCCTTCTAATTTTTATGTATTCGTCATTCATGCTACCACTTCGCTTTCTTTAGAAGCCCAAATTACTTGCCTAGTTGATAGACAAAACCCATCTTTCTTAGCAACACTTCTCATTATATTATTTAGTTGATTCATTGTAGGGGTATCAATCCTTCGATTGCTTCTTTTTACTTTCTTATAACCTACTATCTTTCCATTTTTAATTATCTTTTGTGTGCCTCTAGTCGTTTTATCTGTTTTTAATCTATTAAGAATTTCCCCTGTTGTGTGGGGGCCATCCATCAAAATTTTCTTTATTCTTTCTTTATTATTTTTATTTCTACTCATAAGTAATCACCTAATGTTTTTTGCTGAACCTTTACGGGGTCAGTCTTTCTTCTTCTTCTTTTCTCTCCAAGTCCAAGTATTCGACAATCTCCGTTATTTAACTTAGATTTTGCATACTCGACAAACTCTTCATCTTTTTTGAATTGATGAAGTAATCTTTCTTCTCCTGTTTTAATCCCAACTCTTTTTATTAACTTTGGCTTTTGCGAATATTTCCCACGCTTAGGCATTTTAACTTGCCCTAAATGTTTTCCGGCGTGGTTATACGCAAGCATTTCATAAAAATAGTCTTGAGGCCATTTTCTTTTTACTACTCCATCTACAAATAATAATTTGTTTGGGTGTATGTTTTCTACAAGCCAAGAAACTATTTGAGTATCAGACGGTTTGTTGTGTTTCAATATTTTTGCTACTAAATCTCTATCTGTTTCTTTTAGATACAAAGAAACTAAAGAATATGTGTCTTGTTCAAGAGATAGTGGCTCAATTGAATGAGGTGCTAATTCTTTAATTTCCTCTAATAAATACTTAAAAGAACCTGCTCTTTTTATTTGGCACATTGACTTTATTTCTTTTGGTACACTTTTTTCATTTATTGATGTAATAATAATCTGCCCTTTATATTTTCTAAGGACATTGAGTATTTCATCTTTCTTTGGGTTGAGATGTATGTCTTCTATTATAATGCCATTGTCTTTTGATAATGAGCCCAAATCTTTTATTGCCATTTCATTAGCATAATAAATAGGAGCGTTAGGTAGTAGTTCTTTAGCCTTTGTTGTTTTTCCTGTTCCGGTCTTTCCTGTTAAAAGAAAGGGTCTTTTAATCTCCATATTTGTAAATCCCATATCAAACACCTTTTAATTCAAAAAGTCTTTCTATTCCCTCTAATTGTAAATGCCTATCATTAGCAACTATATCTACTGCTTCTCTTAAAACAACCCATTCATCCTTTGAATCTGGTAAATTACTAGGAATTAGTTCGCATAGTTTATATAGGTTTTTTATGCCACCAATTCTAAGAATTGGTTTCTGCCTACTACTATGTTCGACATCTCTATATGTTGTTTCAATTTGATGTTGTTCGAGAGTTCTTTGAACTGCTTTCAGAAAAATACTGTTTGCTCTCAAATTAACTCTCAATCTAACTCTATAACCTATTTGTGCTTTATCGTTTCTATCCAAATGAATATCTGTTTTTGATAGGCCAAGAATAATTCCAATTAACATATCTTTACTAAACACATCTAATCCTCCTTTTTAACATAATCTAACTGAGTAGGCCAATAGCCTTCTACTTGCATATTCGTTTCCATCCAAAAAATATGGGCGGCAGTAATAGTATTATTACCTCTTAGAATTGCATTCTTCTGTGCATTTATAGCCATATTTCTTATTGCTGTATCTGCCCATTCTGCTATTAGTTTAACTGCCGAATTACTTAATGGCATTTCGATTTCTTCTTTTGCTATTTTTCTTATGCTAAGTTTAGTTTTAATCTTATGCTTTTCGAGGGGCTCCTGTTCGGGAGTAATAAATTCTCCATTTTCAAAATAAGGAACAAGTGTTGCTCTCATTTTCTTTGGTCTTCCTTGGGCAGTAGTAACATCTTTTAGGTGTGCCATTCCCTCTTCGTCAATTTCAAGACAAGTATATGTTTTAAAATCTATTACCGTTAATCCTCCAACTTCTATCATTTTAATCTCTCCACATCTTCAATAGTGTTAATGTCTGCTACGAACTTATCATTTCTAATTCGTGTTTTTCTAGGGAAACGCAGACCTAAATTTCCTTTTGCATCTTGACTTACTAAGTCAGCCTTTACTTCTAAAACGACTCTTGGCAAAAATACATACCGGCCATCTTTATATTCTTCAACAATTGTTCTTAATTTATTAGTAAGTGAAATCAAATCATCATCTGAAAAGCCAGTACCTACAGAACCAACATTAACAAATCCATTATCCGATTTAACGCCTATTTCAAATGTACCGAATACATTTGACCTACGACCTTCACCATAAGAAGCCGCAAGAATAACTACATCTAATTCAATTTGTGGTGGTTTGTATTTAGCCCAACCAACACTACGCTTTCCTGCTTGATAAGGTAATGAAGGGTCTTTTACAATTATGCCTTCAAAACCATCATTTATTGCATTATTATAAAATGCAAGAATGTCGCCACCCTTACTCATTCTATGTGCTTGGTCGGGATTATTCTTGAAAGTATCAAGTCTTTGTAAATATGTTAAATCCATAATAGTCTGTTCCTCCCACTTTAAACAATCAAAAATTACCCACCGAACCGGCACTCTTTCCATAGCATCGGCATGGTCTTTAGAGTGTACTCTAGTACCCATTTTCTTATGCTCATCGGGCGTTCCGTCTTGCTTTATCGGATAAATTTCACCATCGAATATAGCCTTTACAACCTCATAGTTTCTAACAAGTTCTGCGACATCCGAAAATTGGGGCGTTACAATTTTACCCTTTCTATTAAAAATAATAACGCTATCTTTATCCTTGTGTATTTGATAACGATTACCGTCATACTTATAATCAACAATAGCATTACTAGGCCAATTCTTCATGGGTATTTCTTTAGCAAGCATTGGTGAAATAAACTTTCCGTGTGTTAAATTACATGGTGGTACTTCATTACGCTCATAGTAAGATACTACATCTTTGATAGAATTGAAATTACAATGCTTCTTAACCACTGAAATTTTCTTATTATAATGTTTGGCTATAATCTTTTTAACCACACCATCACGCAAACCATTACGAGTTGTCTTCAACCAAAATCGAACAAACCATTTTGCTTCTAAAGCAGAAAGGTCAGTCAAAAAAGCATCTATTGACCTATAAGCATTTGAATCTACGCCACCACAATCTAAGGAAAGTATTCTAAGAAATGTAGATAGGCTATGTTCAGTTTGTGTTTTAGCAGATACATCTAAGAAATAAACAGCATCTCCTAAATCATCATGCACATTATATTTTTGTTCAATTTCATCATCAAAACAGTTATACATTTTAGTAAGCCATTTCTTAGCCTTTGCTAATCCAATATTGTTTGATGGGTACTCTTGTGCTAGAATAGCAAAGAAAGTTTCTTTTTCTTCAAAATTCTCCAGTTCCCTCGAAATCAGTGTTACTTGTTGTGTTGGGTTCAAATCCTGTGTTGCTTCCATTAATCTTGTCATCTTTATCATAGTCATCTATAATTCCTCCTTTATTTTCATTTATTGTTTTTACCAGTTCTTTTAACAGCCTACTGATACGCTGATTCAGCCTTTCGTTGTTTTCTGCATATACCCACATTAATCGTGAGATATATACCCAGTCCTTATGCTTCATCTAATCCCTCATTTTCTTCTTGGGAATGTGCAAGTAGTCTAGTGAAGTTAATCATCATTTGATGAGCCGCATTCGCTTCTTGCATTTTATTAAATGCAATAAAATTATCTGCTAGAGTTAACAAGGTTGCTTGTGTAATATATGTAGCGTGTTCTGCTAATCCATCGTCTGTTTTTAGTTCCCAGAATATAACAAAAGAGCCACGAATAAAATTATTCGCTTTATACATTGTAGGCATTTGCTCATTAAATGAATCCAAATATCTACCGTCTAGTTTCTTTCGCATAGCCTTTGCCCACTTATTTAGTTCTTTATCTGTTTTCCAGTAATCTTTATAATTCATTCTTCTTCCTCCAATGCTAATTTTACATCGTTCATTAATTTTCTTTCTTTTTCCATGTATTCAATAATTACTTGTTGTAATTTATGGTTTGCTGTTTCTATGTGGTGTTCTGTAACTCTACAACCGTGTCCAGTATTGGGGGCTTTAATCATTTGTTCTTCAACAAATAAAGCAAATAAGTCAATTATTTGACTTGATTTTGTTCTAAACCTACCAACAGCATTACTGTTGTATTGTCTTTTGTTATTTGCCTTTCTTAAAGCCTTTCTTGCTTGTAATTGAGACAATCTTCTTTCTTGAAATATAGTTTCTTCACTCATCCATAACCCTCTTTAATACATTTAATAGTTTTTTTGCTTCTTCCATATTCAACCGAATACCTTTTCTTGTTGGCTTGTTGTTCGAGTGCCAACGGATATCCAAGACTTTGATATTGTAATACTCTCCTGTTTTAATTAGAATCTCATCTGTTGAGTTTCTCGCAATCGTTCCTTGTGTTTCAAATTCATCACTCATTAAACCACCCCTGCTTAAACTTATCTAATTCTTTTCTAGATGTATAATATTTAGGCGTATCTAGTTCATCTAATCTATTTACAACCCAACAAGCACCACCTAGAGAAGAAACTTGAACAATTTCATATTGCCCTTCATTTACATTAATGACTTCAATTGTGTGCATTTCAGGTACTAGTCCATAGATTTTAGTAATTTCATTTGCTACTTCGTGGATATTATCTACAACATATTTAATTATGTGCGCTCTTTGAATAGGTATCTTAGGTGCTACCTTTATAGATAATTTACCTTTTTTCCCACATACTTTACATTTGTTTCCTTCACAAATAGGACATGGTATTTCCGCATTATGTGGTGCAGGTAGTGTTACGGTAACTGCTCTTTTTTTCATTTTTATTCCTCCAATAACACAGCAACTTCAGTAGTTAAGAACAATGAAGCAATTGAGATTGCCGCATTAAAACTACTCTTTGTTACCTTTACTGGGTCAATAACTCCTGCTTCAAATAAATCCTCATATTTTTCAGTAAGAGCATTATAACCATAATGAGGATTGCCGTTTTGAAAAGACACTCCACTTTTACCGCTATTCCGCAGTAAAGCAAGGGCAGGTTCAGATAAAGCATCATAAACAATCTTATGTCCTGTCTTTTCAATTGCTAGGTTCTTTCTAGCACTTATCAAACCATATCCACCACCAACAATAATACCTTCAGCAAGAGCGGCTTTAGTTGCATTTAGAGCATCATCCAACCGTTCTTTCTTTTCACGCATTTCAAGAGATGAAGATGCACCAATTTGAATTGTAGCAATACCTCCACTCAATCGAGAGATACGCTTCTTCAGACGCTTCTTATCAAAATCATCATCAATTGTTTCAAAAACTGATTTGAGTGTGTTTATTCTATCTTCCGCAGAATTACCACCAATAATCGTCGTTGATTCTTTTGTAATAATAATTTTTTCACAACTACCTAGTTCGGCAAGCGTTACTATTTCTGGGTCATCTTTACTTTCATCAGTATATAATCTACCACCAACAATAGAAACAATATCTCCAAGTTCATCTAGTTGAGCATCACCAAAATTAGGAGCAGTTACAACTGCAACTTCAATTGTATTTTGGAGGATGTTCATGATGATGTTATTCAATGCTGTTCCATCCATACCTTTTACAAATAAAACCAAAGGTCTTTTCTCGACCACAGCCATTTCTAGCATCGGCAATATCTCGGAGAAATTCTTAAGTGCTAAGTTAGATGTAAAAATCAAAGGATTATTGAATGTTGTTTTGCCATCATCACCGTTTGCCATCAAATGACTCAAATATCCTTCATCAACTTCTAGTCCTTTACGAACAACCATACTAGTTTTGTGACTATTTGATTCTTCAACAGTAATAATTCCATCCCTACCAACTTCTTTCAATGCTGTATCAATCAAAGCACCCAAAAGACTATCGTTATTTGCGGCAATTGTAGCGACCGAAATAATATCTGCATCTCCAATATCAGTCGATGACATCTCAAGGCTTTCAATAATAATATTTTGAGCCTCTTTAATCTCTTTACTAAGAGTATGTAAGTTAGAAACATCTGCCCCATTAATTCTTTCACACAATGCTCTCGCTATAATACACGCAGTTGTTGTTCCATCACCGGAACTATCTTGTGCTTTACTCGCTAAGTTTTGTACCATTTGAACGCCCATTTGAACATACGGGTCATCATGAGATACATACTTAGTAATGGTAACACCATCGTTAATAATAACTGGTGGATTCCCTTGAAGAATTACTGTCTTGGCTTGTGGGCCAAGAGTCGGTAATACTGTATCTGCTACTAAATTAATTCCTTGTAATAATTTTTCTTTTACTTCTTTTCCGTGTATAATCATTTCAATTGCCCCTTGAAGAACTTTTCATATTTTTCCATTATTTCTCTTGCCCTTAATGGTGGGCCATCATTCATTTCCTTATAGAATAACTTAATTAACTCAATCAAGTATTCTGCATCTTTGTTATGTTTATCTGTCATATTAACACCTCAAAAACTTTTACCATGCATATATTCTCTATTTTGGTTATATTCAATTTTAGCAAGAATTGCTCCTGCAATATCTAAATCTTTGCCAAAAGAATAATCCATAATTCTTATTATAACATCTGCCAATTCTTCTTCAAGAGAAGAAAACTCTATAATCTTATTAGATGAAGGATTTCCATCCCTAAGTGCTTCAAGTGCTTCACTAACTTCTGCATGAATCAATGCTATTCTTTCACCATCATTCGGCATTTCTTTCCAAAATCCGTGATTAACAGCATTAGTATAAACTTTCTTTGCTATCTTATTCCAATTTTTTTCAAATGTCATACTTAAACCCCCGTTGGATATAGAATATTACTAATACATTTGTCACAAATAGTATCATATCTTACATGATTATTGCATTTTTCAATTTCGCATTCAATTGCTATTGCTCCACACATCTATAGCACCTCATATCCGTAAATTCTACTAAAAGGAACTACAGTCAAGTTTCCAATAGTTTGATATTTTGTTCCTGTATTGTCAAAATAAACTATTTTGCCAATTAAATATTTGTAGTCGGCACTTGCACTCAAACACTTGCCTTTGTTGTCTGATTTAATAACAATACCGCTTCTGCTTGTGTGTTCGGTTTCAATCAGAATCCATTCTCCACAACCTTTCAACATCATTCTTCTTCCTCCTTATTTCCTGCAATTCTAATCCAAGCACGATTCATGTCTTTATCAATATAAGTATAGATATGTGTTTTATAAAATTCATCCAACTTCTTTGATGCTTTTCCTGCTTTACCCCATGTGATACCTTTATTTTTGGGCACACCACCATCATTAGGATGGCGGGCTTTATGTGCATCGTTTCTGTCTTTTGTTTGCATAGGCTCTTTATTAGCCATAGGTATTCCTTTTCTCATAAAAGTACAACTATCTCCTTTTTTCATTCTTCTTCACTCCTTTGTTGTTTTTGTATTCGTTCTCTTCCGTCTTTCTCTCTAATTCTTAGAATGTTTGGGGCGGAATATTCCCAGAAACCATAATGTTCATCACCACCGATAACATACGCTGTCTTCATTCTACTTTGCCAAGTATTTACAGTATTCCAATCTGTGCCACTAAAATAAGCAGAACCGAAAGGATGTGTATGATACCAGCACTTAATAGGTAAAGTCAAACCCTTTGGTGGCATAGGGAAATCTACATATCCGGCAGTACCCGAAGAAATATGCGCTCTATTATTAGCATCAATAACAACCTGTACTTCTAAATTAGGCAGAACTTCAGTAGAAGCGTACCAAATAGAATACATCCATGTCATTGAATGAATCGCATCTTCTCCGTTGTGTGCAAACTCATGTGACCAGTTTTTTTGCAAGAAAGAAATAATTTCATTTCTTGCACCTTCAACTTGCAAATGCCACTCAAATGCAGAATCATCATCAAAATCATACTTTTCTTGGTTTTCAATATCTTTATCACTCATTTTTCCCATTTTAAACACCTCTTAACTTATTAAGTTTATTTTCAAGTTTTGCAGCCTTCTTATCAAGTTTCTTCTGCTTTCGTAATTCTCTTCGTTGCTTACGATTTAGTTTAGTTGGTTCTTGGCTTGCCTTCTTTCGAGCCTTAATTATAATAGATGCTTCTAGAAGCATTGCTTTTACTTCAGGCTTATCACTATCTACCAACTTTTCTAGTCTAGCAGCAATAGTACCATATGAGCGACCTTTGAAGCGGAATTTTGCTTGGTCAATAGATAATTCATAAAAATTACAAACTAAATCAAAATCTTCTTCTTTTGTCCACATTTTATATTGCTTCTTTTTATTTAACTCCGTCTTAGGTTTTTTCTTAGAAGCCTTAGTTTTCTTCTTCGGAAATATTTCCAACTTTGGTATCTCCCTTGTAGATTTTTTATTTACATAATACCTTTGGCGTATTGATGTCAAGGTTCGACCTATCTCTTTTGAAAGAGCAAGTAAATCTTGACCGTTTTTGCAATTCATAAGAAGTTCATCTTCTTTCTTTGTCCATCTTCGCTTAATAACGCCCTTTCTATTATTAGATTGAGGCTTTTCCTCTACTTCTTTGGTTATATTTTCCAAAGAATTAATTTGTCCACTAGCCATTTGCTTAGTTAAGTTACCACTAATTGACTGAGCAAAAAGAGCATCTTCTATTCCTTTCTTTATTGCTTTACTTGCATTTGGTTGCGTTAAGTTCGCAATATATTTGCATTGTTTTCTTGTTGCTGGTTCATGTTTCCAATTCATATTTTCACTTTCCTTTTTATTTGTATTTTTTGCTTTTTGCTTTTTTCGCCAATATTGAGTCTGTAAGTTCTTGCTAGTAGTTGTAATGTTATAGTGTTGTTTAAGCCGACGAACAATTTGTCGCCAGTCTGCATTTTTAGCATCTCTTTGTTCTCTAACAAATTCAATTACTTCTTTTGTCCAAATAGTCTTTTTATTATTCATACATTCACCACCATAAAATCTTTCACTTCTTCTTCATTAAAAAATCTTTGAATCCATTGTGCGCCAATTCCTGCTATTACTACTTGCATAAAATGAACATTCTTATTTGTTCCATCCCATGAATCTCCTTGACAACTAAACGAACCGTCTTTTCCTGCTAAAAGAGTGTCATACATTTTCGGGTCTGCTAAATGGCTAACCATAGCAGCATTCCTACCTTGAGCCCGTAAGTCTAACCATTTAATACTTGTGTTGTATAAGGTTCGACGAACACTCAAATTATCAACACAGCATATTACTAATTCATAACCTTGCATTTGCTTTTCTGTAAGAATAGGAAACTTAGAGTAATGATTAACTGATTCATATTCATTCATCATTACACTGGCCTTATTCTGCCCAACATGACCTCTCTTGAAGTTTTGATAGGTTAAGTTTTTAGTTTCAACTGAATCGGGGTCTGCAACAGTAATGTTGTATAGTCCGACTTTATCTAAGTATTGAGTCAAGAATGACCCAATACCACCTGTTCCAATTATTAGTATTTTTCTCATATTTATTCTCTCCTTTCTAATTCACTTAGTTGTTTGCCTTTTACTTGGGCGCAAGTTTTTAAACCAATTAAACCTAAAAGGTCTTTGGTTTGTTTTTGTATAGCAGACCATGACGCATCAGCGTTTTCTGCAATCTGTTTCAATGTTATTGATGGATGAACAAAAATATTTTTTGTTATCCAACAAATGCTTTCATAATAAGCATTACGCTTATTATAATCCATTTTAATTACAATTGGTTCAAAGAACTCTAATACTTCCATACATTGAGAAATGTAAAGTAAGTCATCTGTAATCTTATTGGCTGTTTTCTTTAAAAGAAATTGTGGGTCTGGTTGTAGTTTTTTCATTCTATTACCGTAATGTTTGTTAACTTTCCTAATTAAACGATTAAGTCTTTTACCGTAACAATTAAACTCAACACACGCTTCTTTAATTGTGATGGGCGTTTTGTTTTCTTTCATGACATAATAAACAACTGCTGTTGCTCTTATTTCTAATGACTGTGAGTTATTGAAAATATTCTTTGAATATAATTCTCGATATACTTCATCTACTCTATCTCTTAAAGATGTACTGCTAGATACATTTGATAAAACCATGTGTGAGAAAACAATTGCTTTTTTAATATGGCTATCTTTAGAACTATACCTAAGTTGAGTCTTCTTCAACTTGCTATTAGTTTCGATAATTGTACCTAAAGTCGTTTCTTTACTATGTATTTCGCCGGAAGAGTCTATGCTTCTAACAGTTTCTTCAAACAATTCTGTTTGAACTATCAAACCACATTCCTTACATGCGGTTTCACCCATTACTTCATCGTACTCAAATTCATTCGTCTTGCACTCTAAGCATCTCATAATTCTCAATCCTATTTGTATTTTCAGGGGCTATCAAATATCTTTTGATAGTGCTTACTATTTGTATTGTGTGAGTATCGTTAATTAAAGCCAAGGCTCTTGTAGCGAACTGGTCGCCAAGTGAAGAACCCTTAGCCATATTATCTATACATATCGGGCCTTTCCATGTCCAATCACATTCTGCAAGGGGCAACGATATTCCTTCTTCATCGAATTGTGGTTTTGGTTGATAAACATAAGTAGAAACCATCTGTATGTCTGACTTAAATTGGCTGTTCTGTAGTTTCCAATCATATCCTGCACCTTTGATATACAGAATGCTAGGAATGTTTTCTTCCATTACTAATTTTAGTTTAGTTGGATGTTGATTTACCATTTCGTGTAGTAATTCTAATGCTCTTGTTTCTACAATATCCTGTTGTCTGTTTTGTCTTAAAAACTCTTTCATCAAATGAAGTTCATGTTTTGATGGTTCATGACCAATTAAATAAGTAAATAGTTTTTTAATTCCCATGAACTTAAATTTGCCCATCTTTTTTCCATGTAGGAAGAATGTACAAAACTTATCTAAATCTTTATTTGATATATTTGCCCAAAGACCATCGCTTATTTCAATAGCACATTCCTTTTCGGAAATCTGTTGAACATTTAAACGAACTTCTATTTTTTCAAAATCTATAAAATAATGAAATGGTGCTCTATTTTCTAGACAATACTTAACATCCTCAGAAAGGCTCAAAACTTTCATTAGGCTTGTCATTAATTTTACTGGGTTATTTTCTCTCATAGCAGTAACAGTTACTCTAGCAAAAGCATTTGCAATAGTGGCTATTGATTCGGTTTTACCATTTAATCTGAATCTGCCATTCTGTCTAGATAAAGCCAAAGGCAACTCACCTATATACAATAGAACTGGTTCATTCTCAGGGAAATTCAAATTTGCATAATTTCGCCATTGTGAAAATTTCATACTAAGTGTCTTTTTCCACCAACTAAATAAAGCATCGTGTATTGGGTCTTTTGCGCTTCTATTATAGTTTATTTTATAAACAGTGCCATTATATCTTCTAGCACCGAAAGCATCACTCGAAACCTCAATTTCTGGATAATATTCTCCACTATCATCTGGTTTTTTAACCTCTAAATAAATATTTATTTTTCTTTTTTCTTCCATATTTTCACATCATATATATATTGTCATTTTTATTAATACAATCATTATGTATCTCTTTTTTTATTTCTTCTGGTAATAGCAGTTGTTGGCCGCAAATGCGGCAAGAAGTTGCTATTCTCTTCTTATAAGTCCTATGACTAGTAACATATTTTGGGTCTTTTTCTTTCATGATTTCCACCTAAATGATATTTTACAAACCTCGCAATCTCCATCACATTCATCTTTATTTTCTTCGTGATATTTAATTGCTTCGCATCTCATTAAGAAATTCTGTGTTTTCCATTTTTCAAACCCTATAGAAACTGCTTCGTCGAAATCCCATAAACATAAATTTATTGTTTGTTCTAACCGAAACCTTTTGTCTTGTGGGTCTAAATCTTCACAAACTTCTAATGCTAGAAGTATTCTCTTTCTTGATTCCTTACTGAAATCATTCAATAGTGATAATACCGCCTTCCTAAGTTCCTCGAATGACAAGGAACGGTAGGATTTGACGGATAACAAAAAATCACCTCAAATCTCACAAAGCCCACCGGCACAAGCCAGTTCACCCGAAAGGTCAGTATTGTCTTCGGATTCGATTACTTTAGTCAAATCAATTGAACCTAAAAGCGAATACATGTTATTGTATTCTTCTTTGGTAATCGTTTCAAAGGGTGCTTGTTTGTATGTTCCTCCGTCATACGGCAATACAGCAAGACCGTTGTAATAGTGTCTATTGAACCACATCCATTCTGCAACATCATCCCATTCATCATCTTTGATTGAAATTGTTGCCGATACATTGTGGGTATTCATTCCATCAATATGTCCATTATTAACCCAACGAATACTGAATTGCTTTACTCTTTCAAGCAAATCAAATACGCTTTCGCTCCGAGTAATTGCATTTTCTGGTGCTTTTTGAGGAATACTAATTACCGCTTGTTCATCAGGATTAAAGTATTCATCTTCTACTAATTCTGGGTGATTATTCAATAAATATCCATATATTGCTTCGTTCTTTCCAACTCGAACACGACGAATATAATAATTATCATGCCAAGCATGTATTCCACTACTTGTTCCTAAAACTAAAGAAGTTGTTCCTGCTGGTTTAACACAAGTAATTCTACTTGCTTCATTAATTCCTATTATCTTAGCAACTCTATGGTTTTCAAGTTTGGCTTGAAGAGAAGCAGATTCGATGTCTAACTTCTCAACAACATTAGAAGCAATACCTGTCATAGAAACTCCAAGTAAAGAATCTTTTTCTGTTGTCTTTCTCCAAATATCACGCAAATAATGAAAATCAGTATATCCTGCTTGTAATGTTCCAATAAATGTTGCCGCTTTAACTCTATCTTCTAAGTCTTTTTGTCCTTCAATAGTAGAAGCATTTACTTCTGTTAAATTACAAAATTGAAAAGGTCGTAGTGCTATTTCACAACAAGGATTAGTTCCCCAATCTTTATCATTACTGAAATAAATTCCGGGCTCTCCCGAACCACTTGCTTGTATTCTTTCCCAAACTGACATAAAAAATTCTTTATCTATTCTATGTCGCAATAAAACAGCAGAATTGTTTGCTCTACCTCTTTGAGGGTTATTTTCCCACCAGTTACCTGCTTTACAAGCAAGCATTTTTGAATCATCTGCACTAAATAAACTAATCATGGCGGCACGACGAATACCTCCGGCTAATACAGCATCGGCTAAATGGCACATAATATCGTGTGCTTGAACAGAATCAAGTTTTGAGCCATTAGGCATGTTTTGTAGAATACCTTCTACCTTTACTAAACATTCACGCAAAGGTTGAGGTCCCGGCGCTTTTCCACCAGATGTCTTTAAAATAGAACCTTTAGGTCTAATATCAGAATAATCAAATTTAGGGCTATCTTTCTTAATTCCCATATAACATTCCATCAATACTTTAACAGCATCAGCCCACCCTTCAATAGAATCATTAATAAGATAACGACGCTTTCTGCTGTCATTAGGTTGTTGGATTTCGGGTAATTGTTCGATATGATGTCTTTGTACTGAAAAGCCAACCCCCGTTCCACCGAGAAGTAAAAACATAGATTCACTAAAAGCAACATAAGAGTCAATAGGCATATAAGCGCAGTTATACACACGGTTCGGACTGATTTCCACAGGCTTTCCGCCAAATTGCATAGAACGCATTGACGGGAGAACTTTTCTTGTTCTGATAAAATTTGTATAGATTTCATTTATTTCATCTCTTAATTGGGGGTATGCTTTAATGTGCATTTCTTCATTTCGGGAGACTATCTCATCCCATGTTTCTCTTCTTTCTTTATCGGGTAAAAACCTAGCATATTTCATATGCACCGTTATATCCGATAGTATTTCTATTGTTTTATTTTTTGTCATATTAACACCTATATTTACTTGCTTTTGGTAATTCTAAAAGACTAGAAAAGAAAAATAACCAATTGTTTTCATTTTTGAGAACAACCCACTCTTTTTCTTCAATAAACTTCCAGTTATCAAAATCTTTTATAGCGTCTTCTCCGCATTTTTCGAGAAGCAAAGAAACACTTTCAAAAGTATTACCTCGATAATTTATAATTGAATGTCCTTTTGCACATATTCGACCATATCGGCCATGTGCTATAATATAATTTTCTTCATAAAAGTCAGGCTTAAAAACAGCCTGTTCATTTATAACTATTGGGTCTAGTAATTTCCACCCTTTAGTTTCAAGAAACAACTTTAATGCTTCTTTAGAAATAAAGTTGCGTAAGTCCATAGTAGCCACACTCAAAAAAGGGGCAGGGATGCCGCTATGCGGCACACCCCACCCCAAATTCGCAACTTATGTACGGCTTATCAATGTATTTATCCGCCAACGATAGCAGGTGTTAAATCCACAGATGTTACTTCATCCCAGTTGATTTCTGCTATGTTTTCTCTTGTTACCATTACACTATCAACAAATACCCAATGGGTAGGGTGAGAGTCTATTTGGTCAAGAATGCCTTCGCTTTCCATTACTAAGTCGGTGTGTCCTGTTTCATTCAAAATCCTTAATTTAATCATTCGTATTCCTCCGTTACAATATTGCTATCTCCTACACCCCTATAAAGGGATGTCGTAGGGCCTGTTTTTCTATTTTCTTTCATTTCTGTTTTATTCATTATTTCACTTCCTTTAAAATTCCTGTTCATAAATCCTGTCTTCTTTTTCAAAGTTTCTTTGCTCCAATAGGTAGCCATCTAAAATGGCATCCATCTTTTCTTGTAAATTTACTGTAATTCCAGCAATAACTTTTCTATTATAACTTATCCATACTCTATGGTAAGTATTGACAATAACCTTCGGTTCATCATCAGTATTCATAGTAATTACTATTGGTGGTAATTCACTGTCATCAACAATCCTAAATTCAACTTTCTTTTCTTTTTCTGTAATATTCATTGGTATTCCTCCATATCAAAATTTGGTAGAACTTTGGCAACTACCTCTCCATTTTCGTCATATTCTTCTTGCATTATTTGTTCCAAAACCCACTTAGCATCTGGGTGTAAATCAAACTTCTTTGGTTCTTTATTGAAAGGAACAAATAATGGTACTTCTACATTTTCTACAAATCTTTGATGTAATTCCATTAGTATTTGCTTACAAAACATATCAAGTTCATCTTCATCAATAAAGTATTCGACAACTGCATATTCATTGGTAGATTTTCTCATTCCCTCGATAACATCTTCTTTAGTTATAAAGCCACAACTAAACAGTTTATTTAGTAATATTCTATCAACTTTACCTAACATATCATAATCCTCATGTGTGATACTCATACCATCACCTGTAGCCATGCAACGAGAGAGTCTTTGTTCTTTGTGGTTATTAGTGCGCTTAGTCTATCAAAATCTGGGTTTATTTCATTATCCATAATTGAAATCATAACATCTGCGAGTAATTTAGCCAAATGAGTTGTACTTAATTGAACGAATACCTTAGATAAGTCTTTGCTCAATAACATCTTCATATTATCGTGCGCCAAACAATCTGCACATCTAACTCTCATCATAACATCATGTTGATAATCTGCAACTAATAAATAACCATTATCACATTTCTCACAATTCATTCCTCTTCACCTATCCCTAGATGTCTGTTTATCTCTCTTAATTCCTGTAGTATTAAATACAATACTTGTTCATTTATAGTCATTTTTATTCCTCCATTTTAGCATTATATGTTTCGTTGAATGCTGCAACTTTTCTTGCCATCATATTATTATAATGGTCTTTAGGCCACCAATTAGGCGGTGATGTTTTCCATGATGCAAACTCCCATTTACCTTGAAGGTAATAGTGTTTGTAAGAAGCAATTACAAAATCCCAATCTTTAGCATTAGGGTTACGATTGTAATACTCTTTTTCATCTAATCTATATTTATCAAACATAGCAATAGTTACAGGAGTTAATCCGCTATTGGGGAAAGAATAATTTATTCTATCTCTTCGCCTCATACCTATAATTATTCTATCATGTGAACGATGTCTTTTACCATAGCGAAGGGTATATTCTTCGCAAAGGGCCAAACCATGTTGATAAAGCCAATGAAAATTGGCGATAGATTGCCTTGCCCAAATGGTTGAGGGGTGGTTTAGCATAGCGGGCTTCATCAATTTCGACTCTGTTTGTTTGTGAAAACGCTTA